ATCCAACCGTTCTCTGGCTCTTATTGATCTTAATATAGATCTGGGAGACTACGATACTATTAGCTGCATCGTTTAATACGCTAAGATAGACATCGTTCTGGTTTAGGGTGTCCACTAGGGAATAACCAAGAGGGGAGATGATAAGACCCCAGCGTTTAGCCTTAGTATCGAAGATACGCTTGGCGATCATATCAGAACCAGATCTACCGATTAGTTCATAGAACGGTTTTAGTTCTGCAAGCAAAGAAGTGTGGGACTTATAACCAGCCAGAACTGTCTCACACTGAGCAGCTGTGAAGTCTTTATCACGGAATAGATTCTTCTTAAGCCATAGGTATCCAGGATGCTTAAGATCCTTCGCTGCTTCAACGATACCATCAACCGTACTATTATCGCTAATGGCAATGATGGCTTTTCTAGCGTTTTCTTTAGCTACAACCTGATATGTGTTTGGTCTTAGAATGTCAGCGATGGCATTGATGGAAGGTGGTGCACCTTCGTTGGCTTTAGCAGAAACTGCGATTTTATTCTTACCCACATGGGCATAGTAGTCAACGAGTGCAGCATTCGACTCATTTGGATAACTGATAGCATCTACCTTCTTGTTAAATTGGTTCATAAACCAGATAGCGCCAGACAATTCACCGAAGTCTTTTGCGATGATATTAATGTCTGCATCAGAGATAGCACCGATGTACTTGTCTGATACTTTTGGTTCTGATGCTTGAGAAGCTGTTGATAGTTCAACCAAAAAACTTTTAATGTTTTCTGGTGCAGAAGATGCCTTTATCGCATTCTTGACAGCAGTCATAAACGTAGCTTTGGTAACTTTCTTACCACCGAACCCAAAACTGTCTGGTGTCAATTGTTTGGTTTTCAAAACACCTTTAGAAGATATAGCGAGAACAAAGTAGATCTTATCACCCTTCTTCGCTCCATCAATACCTTTACCGATGGTTAACTCTTGCGTTACATATGAACCAGAGATAGAAACATCAGTCTGTTTTAAAGTGCAGGGGAGAATGGAGTTAAGCAGTTTAAGAACATCACCAACATAGTTAATACGCAGGTGTGGACCACCTCTAGATGGTTTCATAGCTTCTACTCCAGCTTTCTTCAAGCCGTCAGAGTAAAACTTAATGATGGCACTTTGTGCCTGTTTGGTGGTTGTGATCGCTGGCATAGTTATTCAATTATACAAGAATAACTATTTATGTCAAGCGTTTAGAATACTTTCTATCCCATTTAGCTATCTGCTGAACGATCTTTTGGGGGGAGATGTTGTTTCTGAAGTCGTAGTTAAACGTCTTTAAGAAATAGTGGAGAGTAGATGAATCACGTTGTTTCTTACAACGATTTAGTAGGGTTTGTACTGGTACATTAGGCTTCTTCATTTTGAAGTCTAAGAACACACAGTGAGCATATGCCTGAATCTCGTCAAACTCAGATAGGTATCTTCTCTCAGCATCCTTACGAGAATGTCCTACTCTTTTATATGGAACGATGTAGTTGCTCGATTCGTCGTAGCGACGATCGTACTGCATGAAGTGAATCAACTCATGCATCAAAGTCTGGATTACACGATACTTAAATTTGTCCCATGTGTGGTCGGTGAACACATGTTTATCGAAGTTTAATGTATAGATTTGAATAGTACATTGGCGTTCGTCTGGAGCATATTCTCCACCGACAGCTACGTACTTAAGCCAGACTTTAGTCTTCTTAGGTGGGTCTCTGAACTCTATTCTAGTTCGCCACTTCCTAAAATAGTTTGAGAGACCAGTCGAGTCATTTCTGTACTCGTCTAGGTCTCTCCATACTTTCGATGGAATGAGTTTAGCTCTAAATGGACGCTCATAGAAGTTGAGCATTTCCATCCAGTCGAAGTCGGCTTTCTCTAGGAAATTCATGGCTCCTAGAAAGTCCCGACCTTAACCTAGATGCTTATCCAAGAAGGCGAGGACTTTCGATTGCTCCTCTAAGTTAGTGTTGCTAAACTCAGTAATATAGGGCATTAACTCAAAATTCGATAGTAGATTACTATATTTAGTCTCCCTGCCTTTTAGGAAGGTTTCGGACTGGTCTGAACCACGATCTTTATAACGCTGTTCGAGGATATCTTTAGGGGTTTTTAGGTAGACCACTTGCAAGTCGGTATTCGGGAGACCCATACAGAACTCCAAGAAAGATTGATTGAAGACTCGATCTCCTTCGAAAAGGATGTTACAGTTATTGGAGGCGATCCATTCCTGTAGGTTCGGCTGGACTGCCATCGATAGACGATCTGTTCCTGCAAAGGTTTCACCTTCCTCATATTTACCCAAGATGTAAAGATCTCGATCGACATTGTACTGAGCAGAGACTAACTTCGCTGGCTCACCCACGATCCATTGTTTGTTTTCCATATACTTACGGAACAGTGTGGTCTTACCAGTTCCAGGTTGACCACCAACTGCGATGAATCTTTCTGGTCTTGACAGTGTTCTTAATTAGTTGAACACTAATCTCATCTACCACTCCGAATTTATCAAACATTTCTAACTTCCTTTATAAAATCAATCAACTCTTCTTTGTTGAATACCCAAACCCTAGCACGGAAAGATGTTTCGTCGTGATTCAGATCTTTCTTTTTAGTGAACCTTGCTTTTTCAACCACACGTTCGGATAACATCTTTGCTAGATTATGCTTGATGATCTCATTGTAGTCAACAGTTTCTTTTAGTTTCATCAACTCATGTTCAGTAACTCTGTGTTCAACCACAACCTCATTCATTTCGAATTCGTCTAGTATTTCTTCTGGGCTTTTAAATACATTAGGGTTAGTAATAGTATTAGAAACAGTCCAATTCCCAGCAATAGCACCTTGACCTACAGCACCAGTAGAAACAAGAAGTTTCCCAGAATCACCACTACCAATAGGAACCAATCCGTTGGCAGTCACTACACTCATATCATTCATTAGAAATTCTCCAATCCAATTAAAACAGGTTCTTCATCATCAAACATCCATTCAAGATTCTCTAACTGTCCAGTTCGAATAAAGTTAGGGAATCTTTCCTTATCAATACCATATTTGGCATCTAATCTAAAGTCAATTGTTTCATTTCTAGCATCCCATAATACCTGCCACTCAATACCATACCATCCATCCTTCTCAGCCTGCATAATTTCTTCTGCTTGTCGATCAAGATAGTAACCAAGATATCTTCCATGGTGTTCTCTAAAGATCTTCTTAAAAGAACAGAGGCAGGTTTCCATTGTAAAGAAGTCTACCTGTCCAGCCACTTCTGGAAATCTATGTCGTACTTCTTCGAGAATGTCTCGGCTGTGCGCCTCAAGTCGAGAATACTCCAGTGCAGTGAGTTTTCTATCCACGTCGTGCTCTTGTGCAAGGGCATAAAGAAGTCCATTACGATGAGAGCGAGAGCCATCATAATCGTCCAACATAAGACTAGTGGGCTCAACAATAATATTAGCAGTGTGCTTAAGATGCTGCATATAGAACCAAGTACTATAACGCCCGAATTTATGAAGGCTATTCTTAAGTACTCCCCACAGGTTTGTAAAGTTTTCTTCAGCTGTGTTCCCATAGTATGATTCCAATGCCTCACGTTGAGTTTTGTTACCGATAAACTGTTGATAAGAAGCAAACATCGCAGGAAGATGCCCCTTGTTCCATTTCGTGTCAGTCTGATATCTTAGTCGTTTGTAGTTAGTAGTATTCCACTGAGTGATACGATCTACTGTTGCCAGTTCAAAGTCTGGAAATTCGTTCTTTAATACCCATGCTGTTGGTAACTGATAGGTATTACCATACAACCATGCTAACCAGATTCGTTCTTCATCGTTATGCTCATAACGATCGTGAAGATAGTTCGTGCACCAAACTGCTGGATCGCAGTCATCATACTTCAATGACCATGCGTACCAGCGAATGAATGCTTCTCTACGATTTTCTGCTAAACGATAATCCATTATAAAAATTCTTCTAAAGATGGTTGGTTCATCAGTGCATCTCTAAGCCATGCTTTACCAACAGCATCAATTGCTGCCTGTGTCTTTGCTTTCTTCTTTTCACCCCACTTGTAGGATTCTAGTCCTTCAGCGAGGAATTGCTCTCGTGCTTTGTAAGGTGGAAGTGCCTGAAGTGGATTCACAATAGCATTATTACGATAGGCTATTTGTTCTGCTCTCGTAGGAAATAGTGGTTGGTCAGATCTGAGAGAGCCAGTTGGATCGACTGCCCAGAAGATGAGACCATTTTTATTGTGCCATGTAACGGAAGATGGAGTGCATGATATTTTGAGGCGTTGGGTCTTTCGTTCTTCGACTGCATACTTGATCCATGCGTCCCAGCATTTTGATGCATAACCTTTACCTTCTTTTCCTTGCAGTGTAACAATCTCGTATAGGTTCGCATAACCATCACGATTAAATGTAGCAAAAATCAAACAAACAATCTCACCATTGTCTTCATAAACTAATGGAAGTGACTTCTCGTAATTATGGAAACGAGTCCACAATGAATGTGCAGCCGATAAGAACTTTGTGTTCTTACCAGCTGGACTATTTTTGATAAGGTCTTCTACCTTTGTTGAATTAACGAATAACATCTGACTGATAATCTATTGCGTTTGGAATATCTACTCTTTCAATTGTAAGAGCGAGTTCACCATCGAATGTGTTGTAATGGTTCATAAGAACATTGATTGGAAACCCACCAACTTCTGCTCGCTCAGGCACATCTGCCGTAGAGGTAATTATACTACCACACTCGATATTTGTCAAATATAATGGTCGCTTACCATTGCGATAGAAACGCAACTTACCATCTGCATAGAGTTCACAAA